AGGTTTACGGCGATGCAAGAGTTTCCGGCAATGCATGGGCTTACGGCGAAGTTCAGGTCGCCGGAAATGCGTGGATTTACGGCGATGCAAGAGTTTTCGGAAATGCGTGGGTTTACGGCGATGCAAGAGTTTCCGGCAATGCAAGAGTTTTCGGCGATGCAAGAGTTTCCGGCGATGCAAGAGTTTCCGGCAATGCAAGAGTTTTCGGCAACGCAGAAGTTTTCAATACGAGGCATTTCTTTGTACAAGGACCGATCGGGAGCCGGGATGGATACGTTACATTTTACAGAACTAAGGATGATACGGTAGAGGTAAGATGTGGCTGCTTTTCGGGAAGCCTCCAGGAATTTGTCAATCAAGTAGAGGAAACACATGGAGGCAGTAGATACGAAAAGGAATACAAGCTTGCAGCGGAACTGGCAAAAGTATGTATCCGTCTGGAGGGGGAAAGCAGATGATCTGGGTAAATGAAGGACGCGACCAGGAAGCCAGAGCCATCCTGGAACTGGCCGGGATTGATTCGGACAAGTACCGGATCTGGCACCATAATAGCATCTATGTGCATGCAATAAATGAAGATACGAAAGAATCGGTGATCGTTGAGAAAGCGACACTCGAGGTAGTAAAAAGTCCCGGTGCTTTGGCGGGCGATCCGGGACACAAATAAAAAGACAACTACAGTATAGGGCAGAGAGGCTGAAAATTCAAGTATGAGCTATACAATCATTGAAAATGCTGACCATGCGGCGTGGCTGGAAAGCCGCACGCTTGGGATCGGCGGTTCGGATGCGGCTGCGATATTGGGATTGAACCCATACAAGAGCAACGTGGAATTATTTGATGAGAAGACCGGGAGACGGATGCCGAAGGACATATCTGATAAGCCGTATGTGAAATATGGAACGGAAGCAGAGCCGCTGATCCGCAGACTGTTTTCGTTGGACTTTCCGGAATATCAAGTCCTGTATCACGAGAACCGCATCCTGCGGAGTGTTGAATATCCATTCATGCAGGCCTCGCTTGACGGCGAGCTGACCGACCAGGAAGGCAGAAAAGGTATCCTGGAGATCAAGACCACGAACATCATGAACAGTGCACAGTGGGGCAAGTGGGATGACCGCATACCGGATAACTATTATATTCAGGTGCTCCACTATCTGCTGGTGACAGGTTACCAGTTTGCAGTGCTGAGGGCACACATCCGGTCGGACTGGGAAGGAGACAGGCGGACAGCCGTCCGCCACTATTTCATTGAACGTTCTGACGTTGAAGAAGACCTTGCGATGCTCTTGCAGGAAGAAAAGAAATTTTGGCAGCAGGTAACACACAACATAAGACCGGGCAGGATACTGCCGGAGATATGACAGGAGGTAAACATGGAATTAAGAATCACAACCAAGATGGAGCCGGGGACGCTCCCGGAGATCCAGTGGAACAGTAACGAGTTGAAGGAAGAGATCCAGAAGAAGGCACAGGAATATGCATCCATTGCTTATACGGATTCCCAGACCGCAGAGATGCGTAAGGACAGGGCAACCCTGAACAGACTGGTGAAGGCGTTCGAAGAAGAACGAAAGCAGGTAAAGAAATTTTATGCGGCACCTTATGAAAAATTTGAGGCACAGGTGAAGGAAGTGCTGGAACCGGTACGCAGTGCGGTCAAAGTGATCGATGATGGGCTGTACGAGATCGAGCAGAAGTACCGCAGTGAGAAAACAGAAAAGATGCGTGAATATTATGACCTGTATGTCGGGGATCTTCGTTCTGTTATCCCTTTCGAGAAAACAGTAAAAGAAAGCATGTATAAAAAATCCATCAAGGACAAGCATCTGGAAACCGCTTACCATTCGCTGTTCAACCGTATGTCTGAAGAAATGGAAGCACTTGAGGAACTCCCGGAACGTTTCCGTGATAAGGCGATCCTGAAATATATGGAAAGTTACAGCCTTTCGGAAGCACTCAGAGAGGGAAAACGCCTGGAAGAAATGGAAAAAGCCCTGGAAGAGCGAAAGAGAAAAGCAGCCGAGGAGAAAGTCAAAAAAGAAGAGGCATCCAGAAAGGCAGTACAGCAGGAAGAAACATCCGCTACTGCGGAAAACAAAGAAGACAGCAAGGCAGAAGTACCGGAAACTACGGCAGAAACACAGGAAGCAGAGAATACTACAGAAGTACAGGAAGAAATCTGGACACTTGACTTCCGTGTACGCGGCACCAAGAAACAGATCATGGATCTGAGAGAATACCTGATCCGCAACAACATTCAGTTTGGAAAGGTGGAATAAAACATGGCAGTAGCAAACAGTCTTGCAAACAGACAGACAAGAAGCAGCATGGCAACGTATATGTCCCAGGAAGCAGTGAGGAAGCAGATCAACAGCGTGGTCGGCGGCAAGAATGCCACCAGATTCGTCTCCAGCATCGTTTCCGCAGTACAGACAACACCGGCTTTGCAGGAATGCACGAACCAGAGTATCCTGTCAGCTGCATTACTCGGTGAAGCACTGAACCTCTCACCATCCCCACAGCTCGGACAGTTCTATATGGTTCCGTTCAAGAACAATAAAAAAGGCTGCAAGGAAGCACAGTTCCAGCTTGGGTATAAGGGTTATATCCAGCTGGCAGTGCGTTCCGGATACTACAAACGCCTGAACGTCATGGCGATCAAAGAAGGGGAGCTTCTCCACTACGATCCCCTGAACGAAGAAATTGAAGTGAACCTGATCGAGGATGACATCATCCGTGACGAGACACCTACAGCCGGTTATTATGCCATGTTCGAGTATGAGAACGGATTCCGAAAGACAATGTACTGGTCGAAGAAGAAGATGCTGGCACACGCCGAAAAGTATTCCCAGGCGTTTGGAGGGAATGGCGGGGCGAGATCGCTGGAACTCCTGGAAGCCGGGCAGATCCCGGAAAAAGACCTCTGGAAATATTCTTCTTTCTGGTTCAAGGATTTTGACAGCATGGCATTGAAGACCATGCTCCGCCAGATCATCAGCAAATGGGGCATTATGAGCATCGACCTGCAGAACGCCCTGGACAAGGACATGGCAGTGATCCACGAGGACGGAAAAGCTGAGTATGTCGATTCCGTAAAAAAGGAAGAACCGGTGGCAGAGCAGGAATACAGAGAAGTCCCGGAAGCAAAGACGGATGTACCGAAAGCAGCAGAACCACCAAAAGAGGCAGATGCTTCGGAACAGATGAGCATGGAAGATATGTTCTTCAATAATTAAAACAGACCATCCCGTTGACCTCACCGGAATGGCCGCTTACGTAAAAAGGAAGTAGAAAATGTACAGCCAGAACAATAACGAAGAACCAAAGTTATTCACGTTCACCGTACCGGGCAAGCCGCAGGGCAAAGCCCGGGCGAGAACATTTCACAACAGCAAGAGCGGCAAAATGAGCAGCGTAACACCTGAAAAGACGGTGCTGTACGAAAACCTGATCAAGACCTGTTTCCAACAGAAATACGGACAGAAACGGTTTTCGGATGATGCGTATGTGGTTGCTAATATCTTGGCGTATTTTGAGCCGCCTAAGAGCATCTCGAAGAAGAAAAGGGCAGAGATGCTGGAAGGGAAGATCTGGCCGGCAAAGAAGCCGGACAGTGACAACATCGCAAAGGTTGTGCTGGATGCCCTGAACGGCATCGCATACCATGATGATACACAGATCATAAAACTGAGCGTCACAAAGGCGTACAAAGAGGAAGCGTATTTAAGCGTTACGCTGATGGAACTTAAGTAATATACAGGAAAGGCAGGTGTCCGGCATGGGGCGTGGTGCTCCTAACAAAAAAGGACTCAGTTACTTTCCGAAGATGATTGATTTTTACGAAGACGATAAGGTCTTCGATCTCCTGGACCGATATGGTCCACTGGGAGTGACTGTATATGACTGCATTCTGTGCATCGTATACAAGCAAGGTTACTACGCAGAGATCTCACTTGATAAGCTATCAAGAATGATCACAAGGATGATCGGCAACAAGTGGGTGAAGGGGCAAAAAGCTGTCGTGCAAGTGGTGCACTTCTGCTCTGAGATAGGTCTCATTGATGATGACCTCATGACGGAAAACATCATCACCTCTGTTGGGATTCAGCGTCGTTATTACGAGATAGCAGTAAAACGCATGAAGAGAAAGCTCTATAGCGATAAGTATTGGCTCCTCGGAAACGGGGAAGAAGAGGAGCCTTTCTTAAATGCACCCAAAAATCGAATTACTTCGGAAGAAAATCGAATTACTTCGGAAGAAAATAAAAATAGTTCCGAAGAAAGTCCTATAGAAATAAAAGAAAAAAGAAATATAGATATAGATACGGCTCCGCCGGACATTACTTTCGATGATCCAGAACTTGAGAGAGCTTTTCAGGGATACCTGAGCAGTCAAGAAAAAAACGGCAGGGAGTTATCTGATTACCAGGTACGGTTGCTCAGAAAGAAGCTCGGAAGTCTTAGTGATGATATGGCAGAGCAGCTGATGATAGTGGAAGAAGCTACAGTGCAAGGATGGAAGAGTTTTTACCCGGTCAAGAAGCAGCCAACCAAGAAGAAGGAAAAGAAAACAGCAAAGAATACATTCAATGCATTTCCGCAAAGGGACTATGATTTCGATGCACTGGAAAGAACATTGAACGAGTAAGGGTAAGGAGGCAGACGATATGGAACAGTTGAAGATTTTTGAAAATGAAGAGTTTGGACAGGTCAGAACCGTGATGAGAGATGGGGAAGTGTGGTTCGTGGGAAAAGATGTGGCTGAGGCATTAGGATACGGAAAAGGGAAATCATTAGCAAATGCCGTTTCTGATCACGTTGATCCAGAAGACAAAGGGGTCACCAAAATGATGACCCCTGGAGGAAATCAGAAGGTGACTATTATTAATGAGTCAGGATTATACTCACTCATTCTCAGCAGCAAATTAGAATCAGCGAAGCGTTTCAAACGCTGGGTGACATCAGAAGTGCTGCCGGCAATTCGCAACACTGGTAGCTATGAGATGGACGACTATTCGCCGGAGATGAAAGCAATCCTGATGCATGATAAGAAACTGGTGAAGATTGATAACCGCGTGACAGATCTGGAGAACCATATGACGATTGACTACGGACAGCAGACAGTTCTCGGTGATGAAGTCAACAAGGCGGTCCTGGACGCACTGGGCGGCAAATACAGCAATGCCTACAACGAAATTGGTAAGAAGGTATTTGCGGAATGTAACCGCGACCTGAAGCACTATTTTCACGTCAACGCCCGCAACAACGTGCCGAAGAAACGCTACTATGAAGCCCTGGAATACATCCAGGAATGGAAGCCCTGCACAAATACACAGATCCAGATCCGTGACTGCAATGCACAGGTGTGTATGCCATGAAAATAGTAGAAAAACCAGTTCAGATATTGGAATTGTTTGGCGGAATCGGAAGTCCGCGATGTGCACTCCGCAACCTCGGTATTCCGACGAAAGCAATTGACTATGTGGAAATCAACGAAAAGGCGGTACGTTCATACAATTCAATGTTCCGTGAGGAATTGGCATATAAAACACAGAGTGTTGTTGGATGGAATTTGAAGCCAGATATCCTAATCCACGGAAGTCCATGCCAGGACATGAGCATTGCTGGACACCAGGGAAAAGCAAGAGCGTCAGACGGAAGAATAAACCGTGGAAAAGGAGCAAAGCAGGGCAGCGGAACAAGATCAAGCCTGATGTGGGAAACAATACATATCATTGAACAGATGGGAAAATGGAAACCCAGATATGTAATATGGGAAAATGTCAAAAATGTCACATCGAAACATATGATTGAAAATTTCGTTAAATATCAGAAGGAGATGGAGCGATTAGGATACACGAACAGCTATGATGTTCTGGATGCGAGAGAATTTGGACTGCCACAGGCACGTGAGAGAGTATTCACAATCAGCGGCCTGAATGGTGAAAAGTTCGATTTTGACAGCCTGATCCGGACACCAATGCGAAGTATTAATGATTTTTTGGAAGATAACGAAAAGGTTTCAAATGTATATGATGTAACACAGCCGTCTATTCTTTCCTGTATCGGAGAGAAAAGTATTCGGAGAGCAACAGTCATTAAAGATTATGCATATACCATAACAACCAGGCAGGACCGCACACCAGCACAGGTAATTGACTGTGGAAACGGAAGATACAGGTATCTAACGGAGCGTGAATGCTGGCGGTTAATGGGGTATACAGATGCAGATTTTGAGGCAGCCAAAGCAGTACACAGACGCAGGGGGAGATATTATACGGCACTATATGCACAAGCAGGAAACAGTATTGCGGTTCCGATATTTGAAAGCATATTCAGAAAAATTATTCTGAATGAAAGTGGTACAAAAGAGGCACAGAAACCGATACCGGGACAGAGGACGATATTTGATTATCTGGAGGATGAAGAATGATTGTGGCGAAATTGGACGTAGAGCAGAGGTGCAAAGAATGTCCGATGTTCGAACCGGAAATGAAACACAGAAAAGCTTCTATACCAGGAAGCGTGAAATCACACCATATGCTGACGATCACGTGCAAAAATCAACGTTTTTGTCTGCTTATGTGGTGTTATCTGGAGGAGGAAAGCTGATATGTACTATGGATTTGATGATTATTTTGAACCAGGTGAATTTGACGAGAAAATCGAAGAGTTAAAGAATGAGCTTAGGGAATCGGTGAAAAAAGAAATCAACGATGAAATCGAGAAACTGCGTAAGGAAAACAAAGAATTACAGGGGATCAAGAACAATTTTGAGTCTATCAAAAGGGACTTTGAAAGAAAAAAAGAAGAATGCGAAAGAGTAATGAAAGACGCTGAGTATCGTGCAAAACATGCAAGGCTGGCAGAACTGATGGAGCAGATGAAACTTGTATTATGGTCAGTAACATGGGAAACACGATACAAGAGAAAATGTAATAAATGTGATTGCTGGAGAAACGTTAAGGTGACGTTGCCGTCTGGAAACACTGTTTCAGACACATGCATATGTGCAAAAACTGCACGTGTGTATCATCCAAAAGAAAATGTACTGTACGAAATAGCCGATAGAGGCCTTGATTTCCGTGTGTGGTATAAAGAAAGAGGAGACAAGGGGAAAGAATATTTTATAGCTGATACAATTGCTGTGATTCCGTCAAAAATCATAGATCGTAACAAAAATTTTGAAGAAATCAATAAAAAAGAGGTTTACGGAATATTTTTTACTTCTTTTGAAGAATGCCAGGAATTTTGCAGTTATCTGAATAAAAAAGAGGGAGTCGCGGGATATGACTACGACAGAGAAGGCAACCTGATTGCAGAAAGTACAGGTGAGGATAATGAATAAAGTCATTTTAATGGGACGGTTGACCAGAGACCCGGAGATGCGTAATTCTAACGGAGAGAGCAACACGGCAATTACACGCTATACGCTGGCAGTTGACAGACGCTACAAGCGTGAAGGCGAAGCGGGTGCTGACTTTATCAGCTGTGTGGCGTTTGGCCGCAGTGCAGAGTTTGCCGAAAAGTATTTCCGCCAGGGCTTGAAGATAGTGATAACCGGCCGCATCCAGACCGGGAGCTATACCAACCGAGATGGCAACAAGGCCTATACAACAGACGTGGTGGTTGAGGATCAGGAATTTGCGGAAAGCAAAGCGGCGGCACAGAGAAACCGGGAAGAGAGCAGCCAGGAACGACCGGAGCCGATGCCGGTAGATGAGAACGGGTTTATGATGCTTCCGGAAGATTTTGACGAAGAGCTGCCGTTTGCATGATGGGAAAGCAACAATGGACAGGAGGAAAACGAGATATGAATATCGGAAAGGCACAGGCCGTTTTTGAACAGATTAGAAGCGATAAATATAGTGAGACTGAAAAACTTCAGGCGATTTGGACTGTACTGGAGATGGCGACACATAACGGAATCAAAAAAGATACAATCTTGGAGGCATTCCGGTGGTTATTTGAGCGTGCTGTGGAGGTAGACGATGAAGTTCCAGAAACAGTATCTGTGGATGGCGGTAACAGCAGATGAATACGAACTGCCGCTGATCGTTGAAAATACGGCTGCCGCACTGGGAAGAAAGCTGGGAGTCACTGAGGATACCGTCAGGGTGATGGAATACCGCGGAAAAAATGAAAGGTACAGAAGAACGAGAAAAGGACCGATGCCGGGCTTTGGAACCCGGTACAAGGTCCGGAAAGTGGAGGTGGATGGATGAGAGACATACTGTTCCGGGCAAAATTAAAAGATACGAATTACTGGGCAGAGGGATTCTATTGCAGTATGAGAGAGACGACATACTGTTGCGAGGAAGATTATAAACGGCATCCTGTACCGTTGCATCATCTGATTGCAGTGGACGAAATGACAGACTGGGGTATGCCAAACAGATTGCGACTGTATGAGATCAACACGGAAACATTATGCCAGTATACAGGATTGTGTGATAAGAATGGTAAGAAAATCTGGGAAAATGACATTGTACAGTATGGGGAATATACGGCTGTTGTCAGACATGGAAAATATACAGCAGGATTTTATGTTGATTTTCCAGAGGAAACAAATTACAGAAAAGATCTGGGCTACTGGTACAAAAAAGTAAGTGTGATCGGCAATGTGCTTGAAGATACAAAAGGAAACCGTCTGGAATCCCATACGGTTAGCGAGTCCGGATGGATCCCGGTGACAGAGAGAGTGCCGGAAAATGATGATTATGTGCTGATGTCGTTTGAAAATTTTTCTCTTCCATTGGTTGGGAGATACGAGGGCGATGAAAAATTAGGTGGTGCATGGTATCTGGGGGATTGCTTCGACGAAGATACCTGTCTGGCAAATGACCTGTTCGTCAATGCCTGGATGCTGCTGCCGAAGCCATACAGGGAGGATGAAGAAGATGGGAAATGACAAGAACTGTAACACATGCAGATACCACGATGAGGGAATGTGTTATTGCCCGAAGAGTGAAGAGTTCAGAGATGTTACAGTGAACACATACTGTTGTGGACAATACGAAAGAAGCTGGAAAAAAGCCATGGTTGAGGCGTTCATGAAAGGGGCGGGAAGATGAGCGATGAAAGCAGCAGAAAAAAATGTAAAACGTAAAGCACATTATGATCATCTGGAGCAGAGTGTTGATGCTGATGTAGCCAGAAGATTCCATGAACCAGCCGCAGTAAAGAGCAAGATGACAAAACTGGCATCAGTCAAAATTATAGAACATTACATAGAACACACTGATGATGAAGACGGTGAAATCCTGGAAATAATAGCAAGGAAATGCATGAGGGGAGGCGATGCCGGTGGAGATGACAGAAAACGACAAGAAAAAGGAGTTCCTGCGAAGATACCGGGAATGTGAACGGAGAGAGCAGGAGATCCTGGAAGAGATCCAGAGGCTCCGGGCGGACAAGATGTTCCCATCCAGTGTAAATGACGGGATGCCGAAAGGCAGCCAGCAGTCTGATCTGTCGGATTATGTGGTAGCTATGGAAAGACAGATCGGCCGGCTGAAACGGGAACGGCTGAAAAAAGCAAGGACACGTGAACAGATCGACCTGGCAATCAGACGTATGGAGAACCCGGATGAGCAGAGGGTGCTGCGACTGCGGTATCTGTGGGGGCTGAATTGGGACGACATCGGAAGAAAGATGGGGTGTGATCCAAGACATGCAAGAAGAATTCACGGATGGGCATTAAAAAATTTCAAGATGTCCTAGAATGTCCGCCTTGCCATGTGATATAGTGTAATCAGTTCAGTTTGGGAATGATGCTGACATGATTGGTTCTTTTCATTTACCTCCGTATATTGTATATCTGCCGGGTCTCAACAGCCCGGCAGCATCGGAACATAGCTCAGTCGGCGAGAGCAGTCTCATGAGTAGACAAGGGCGAAGGTTCGAGTCCTTCTGTTCCGATTTCCCTGATGGGGACATATAAGAATCCTTTCTCAAAAAGAATACTACATTTTCCGCAAGAAGACATCTGGCAATGCTGGGTGTCTTTTTGTGTACTCAAAAATAACAACAGAACAAAGGAAGGTGAGGTGATTGGCAAACAATGAAAACTTAGTGCCTTTTGACAAACGAAGCGAGAGCGAAGTGAGAGAATACGCCAGAAAAGGCGGCCAGGCATCCGGGAAGGCAAGGCGGCGAAAAGCAGAGTTCCGGAAGACGTTGAACGACCTGCTGACAGCGGAAATTGACAACCCGGAGTGGAAACCGTTCCTGGAGTCGATCGGCTTGGACTGTACACTTGAATCTGCGATGCTGGCGGCTCAGATCCGGGAAGCGATGCAGGGAAGCACCAAAGCCGCTTACTTCGTGGCTCAGTATGCAGGGCAGAACGGGGCGGCAGAGGAGGACATCCGCAACAAGGAAGCAGATACAGAGCTTAAGAAAGCGAGGAAACAGGCAGTCACAGGTGAGAATGAGACGGACGAGGCACTTGAGAAGCTGGATGCGATACTGAAGGAGGTGCGTGACAATGCAGTTGAGCAAAATGCAGAATGAATACATCGTGAACGCAACGCACCGCTGGAACATTAAATCCGGGGCAGTACGTTCCGGGAAGTCTTTTGTAGATACGGCTTTCGTCATTCCCTTCCGGATCCGTGAGAGGGCGGGAAAACCGGGGCTGAATGTGATCCTTGGCGTGTCGAAGGAATCCATCGAGCGAAACGTGCTCCAGCCGATGCGTGAGATCTATACCGATAAGCTGGTCGGCAACATCAACAACCGCAACATTGCAAGGGTATGCGGTGAGGATGTCTACTGCCTGGGGGCGGAGAAGGTCAGCCAGGTTGCCAAGATCCAGGGTGCGAGCATCAAATACTGCTACGGGGATGAGATCGCCAAGTGGAACAAAGAAGTGTTCCAGATGCTCAAATCACGACTCGATAAGCCTTACAGCTGCTTTGACGGGTCATGCAACCCGGAGCATCCTACCCACTGGCTGAAAGAGTTCCTGGACACGCCGGAGCTTGATATCTACCTGCAAAAGTACACGATTTTTGACAACCCGTACCTGGATCCGGCTTTTGTGGAACAGCTCTGCAGGGAATACGATGGCACGATCTACTACGACCGCCTGATCTTAGGACTCTGGAAGCGTGCAGACGGTTCGATCTACAAGAGATTTGCGGATCACCCGGAAGCGTTCCGGTGCAGGATCGTAGAACATCCCGGAAGCAGCCCGGACTGCAAGGAGTTTCGGAAGCAGGACCTTGTATCCATCGAGATCGGTCTGGACTTCGGCGGCAACAAGTCCGGCCATGCGTTCGTGGCAAGAGGGTACACGGACAATTACCGGGATGTGATCGCCCTGAAATCCCGCCGGGTCATGGCAAAAGAGAAAGACGACCCGATCGACAGCAACCGCCTGGATCAACTGTTCTGTGATTTCGTGCAGGATGTGATTGACCAGTATGCGGATGTTGTAAGACACTGGGATACCATCGAATACTGCAACGTAGAAACGGTCTTCTGGGACAATGCAGAAACCGTTCTGGGTAATTCCATCCGGAACGCGGTCGAGAAGCGTTTCCCGTGGATCAGCGTGAAACCGGCAAAGAAGAAACGTGTAAATGACCGTATCAATGCGACCGTCAGGCTTATGGGAGCCGGGCGGTTTTTTCTTACAGACGACTGCGAGAGCCTGGAAACAGCATTTTCGGATGCGGTCTGGAACAGGGAGAAACAGGATGATGAGCGGCTGGACGATGGCAGCACGGACATAGACAGCCTGGATGCGTTCGAGTACACCATAGAACGCGACCTGAAGGAACTCATCCAGGAGGTGGAGGATGTTTGATTTTGCAAAACGGATATGGAGAGAGGTGAGGAGATTGTTTGATTATACGACACTGAAAACAGCCCTGGGGCGTGAACTGACGCTGTCACAGTCCATGGTCGAAGCCCTGGAAAGCTGGGGCGGCATGATGGACGGGAAGGCACCGTGGTGCGTGGACCCGGTGGTGTCGCTTCGGATTGAGTCCGGTATCTGCCGCGAATTTGCGGATGCGGTGCTGGTTGAGATGGAAAGCTCCATCCTGAACAATGACCGGCTGGATGCGGCTTACCAGAGGGGGCTGTTAGACCTGAATGAGAACCTGCAGGACGGTCTTGGCTTCGGCTCTTTTATCCTGCGGCCGCTGGGGGCAGACAGGACCGAGTTCGTCACAGCTGATAAGTTCGTGCCGGTCCGCTTCGATGATTCCGGGAAACCGGTCGATGTTGCTTTTCTGACCGTTAAGCGGGTGGGGGAATATGACTATTACACGAAAATGGAGCGTCATTACTTCACGAACGGAAACCTGACGATCGAAAACAAGTGCTACCATTCCCTTGACCGGAATCACCTTGGTACACCATGCAGCCTGGATGCGGTGGACGAATGGGCAGACATCAACCAGGGTCCGGTGACCTATCCAGGAATGGACCGCATGGACTTCGGGTACTACCGCAACCCACTCAAAAACCGGATTGACGGTTCATTCTGTGGGGTGTCAATCTTTGACGCTGCTGCCGACCTGATCCGCAAGGCAGACATCCAGGCGGCAAGGCTCGACTGGGAGTATGAATCCGGCGAGCGTGCCGTGCATGTGGATGAACGTGCACTGAAACGCGGGAGCAGGGGCACACGGATGGCACAGCTGAACAAACGCCTGTACCGCGGCCTGAACATCGATGACGGCAAGGATAAGGAACTGTTGCGGGAATATTCCCCGGCGATGCGGGACACTTCCTACATTGCCGGCCTCGAGAAATATTACCGGAACATTGAGTTCACGGTCGGGCTTGCCTACGGTGACCTGTCAGACGTTCAGGAGATATCCAAGACAGCGACTGAGGTACGTGTCTCGAAAGCACGGAAATACAACCGTGTGACAGCGATCCAGGAGAACCTGAAAGAATGCCTGGAGGATTATGCCGCTGCCCTGGCGTTCTATAACAGCATGTACTATTCCGGTTATGAATTTGCCTGCAAGTTCAACGATTCCATCCTGACAGACGAAGACTCCGAACGGCAGCAGGACCGCCAGGACGTTTCTATGGGTGTGATGTCTGCGGTTGAATACCGCATGAAGTGGTACAACGAGGATGAGGCGACAGCCAGGAAGAACCTGCCAGTGCAGAACACCGTGATGGAGTGATGCCATGGCAGGGGAGAGGACAGCACCGGATGTGCAGCGGATGGGGTTGCAGGCTGAGAAGATCTGGAGGGAAGCAGAGCGGCGTATCATGGAAGATGTCATCCGCAGGATCAGGAAGACCGGCGAGATCACATCAACGGCAGACTACCAGATCAACCGGCTGATTGAGATGGGCAAGTCCAGGGAAGAGGTTGAGCGGATCATCAAGGAAGCACTGGGAGCGACCTGGGCAGAAATGTTTGAGATGTATGACAAGGTAGCGGAATGGGAATATGTCCGCAACCGGGAGA